TCCTTGTCCAGCGGCTGTGCTAAACTCCTCACCTTGCAATAACTTATCAGTCATTTTTAATAAGCCAAGTGCGGCTGCTCCGCCAGCACCTGCACCGCTAATGCCAGCAGCTGCTATCAGCGCACTGTAAATTAACGTTTGTGCTACGGGATGTGCTTTGGCAAATGTTCTATACTTTTGAACATATTGCATAACACCTTTGTCGCCACCTGTTGCCTGTTTTAATTTTTCAGCAACATCATCATATGCGGCATCTGCATTTTTCATTGGGCCGCTATTTTGAACTTTACTCACTAGGTCATTGTATGCTGACTGCACTTTGGCGGCCGCATCTTTAGTTATTCCTAACCCTGTGCGATTGCCTCCAGCACCCGTAGCACCTTGTTCAATTTGTTGGAATAGGTTTAAGATTTGTTGAGGATTTAATTGTGCTTCTGCAATTACACGACCAGCCGATTCCCATAGCATCATGCTATTTTTATTTTTAGGAGTTAATCCCTCGTATAGATATGACGTAGTCTTTTTCATTATTTTGCCGCCATTGATGCTAGTAGTTGCCTGCGCAGTTCAGCACGTTCTTCTGGTGTTAATTTACTAATGTCAGGCAACCCGGCATCAGCTTGTTGTGCATCACCATCAGCTGCTGCTGTTGGCGGCGTGTTTGTGCCAGCTGACTGTTGTTGTGCTTTAATCTGATCAATAATGGCCTTTTCTTTAGGATTCTTAGGATCTAGTTTTTGACCATTTATAGTAATTGGTTCGTCAGCTTGGTTAGCGTCTTGTTGTTGATTTCGTGTGGGTTTTTGCCTTGTTTGTGCTGCTTGTTTGTTTAGTTTGCCCATCTTATAGAGTTTTGTCACATCTGTTAGGTACTTACTGCTATTAGCAGGCGATAGGGTTTCTGGAGCAGGTGGTAATAAATTTTCATCACAACTGAAATATTTAGCGGCCCATGATGCTATGTCAGTGTCGCCTGTACCTCCAGTGTATTTGTTCCATGCAGTAACAACTTTGTTGGCTAATTGTTGTAATTCAATTTGACCTGTTTTTTGTTGCCAACCTGCTTTGGCTCCCACAACTCCACCAGTGGCTGCACCTCCAATGCCGGCTGCGGCTTTTCTAGTAAAATCAAGTAGACCTTCGTCTAAAAATTCATTAGTCTTCATCTTTGAGTTTCCTGATACCACGTGAGAATTTAGCAGGATCTTGGCCTTTGATGGCATTAAGGAAACGACGTTCTAACTCGCCAGCTGTTTCAGCATCGTAGTTTTCGTGTATGTTACGGATAAGGTTGATTGCGCCATTGATAATGTTGTTGGCGCGAGTCTCAAGGAGATTCTCCTTGTCCTTGTGCGTGAGTAACTCATCAAGTTCTGTGAGTATGCTACGAGTGCGTTTCTGCAAAATCTTACTCCAATTTAGTATATTTATCGTAGATTAAAATTAATTTATTATAGTATAGCATGGATTAAATACTCTTACAATGACCCTAGAAACTATAAAATTTGAATTGGAATTTATCCCAGACTATTGGGGCATGCCACCAAGGGCTAGTATATCTATAGACGATACTCGCAAATTCAATGGTGACATTACAAAAGAAGAATGTATAATATCATTTGATCATACTTTAGAATTTGGAAAAACACATACCCTCTGTATTGACAAGTATGGTAAAGGGCATAAACAGGTTCGTATCAATCCAGATGGTACTGTCAGCGACCAAACGTTAACAATTAAAAACATAATTATAGATGGCATAAACATACGCAATTGGCTTTATACCCATAGCTATTATACGCCAATATATTTAGAACCTTGGGCCAGTGAACAAAAGGCCGCAGGAATAATTTTAGAAAAAACAGTACCTGGTGAAATGCATCTATCGCATGATGGAATTTGGACTTTTAATTTTTCTAGTCCGTTTTATCAATTTGTTTTTGATGCCATGGATGGAGAAATATGAAATACTCAATGAACGATATATCAAAAAAATTGATTCCAATCAATGATAATTTTTTTAAAAAATTAAAGCAAGATTGGTTTGAAAACTCACACAAAATTGTCAATTATCAAACCTTTATTCCAATGGCAGAAGAATGGTTTAGGGCAACTAAAATCAATGACATACAAGGGTGGGATCAATTTCCCTGTGTAGATGTATTACTTGGTTGCACACACTTTATTGAATCGTTAGTACTTAAATATGGGTGGAATGGTATACAGATACTGCCTGAAGAATATGCATACTATGGTCTTATGGGCAAATGGGGTACTGATCTAGGTAATCTACAGCCTAATACTCCATTGATAATATCCTTGCCAAATTGGCGATATGCTGATCTAAGACCAGAATGGCCTCAACTGTTAGCTGAGTGTGAACAAAAAAACATTGACATACATATTGATTTTGCTTGGATTATTGCCAGCAAAGATATTTCAATTGACCTTGATCATCCCTGTATTAAATCCTTTGGCATGAGTATGAGCAAATATAGCCTAGAATGGAATAGAATAGGATTACGTTGGAGTCGTCAACGAGCTGTAGATTCAGTTACTATCTTAAATCGCTATCACGGCGATATTAACAGTGCATTGACCAGCTGTGGTGCATTTATGATGCAGAATATTCCTCGCGACTACGCTTGGGATACCTACGGGCCATATCATTATGAGCTATGTCAAGACTTAGATCTATCGCCAACTAAATTAATTCATGTGGCAAAAAATAATTCTGGAGTATTAGGAATTGGGGGAATACTATCCGCTGTGTCCCCACATAGCATATAACGAATATCTAATATGATCTGCGGGAACAGGAGTATTCATGTAGTGCGGTACTCCAACACTATTATCTACTAGATATCCATAATTTTCTTTGTAGTCTGTTGATAGGATTGTGCCATTAACTAAAAATTTAGTTGCTAGATCAACAGTTGATTCTGATAGATAAATTTGTACAGCAACGTCAATAATGCTATTGTCTTTTTCATGCATACTAATAGTATACCCTTCTTGATCTTTCCATATAGATAGGCCAAGAAATTTATTAGTTCTATTAAATCTTTGATTTAAATCAGCAGTAAGATTGTCTAATACTATGTGTGTTTCTTCAATGACTGATTCAGGTATCCAATTTAATTTCAATCTATTATTATATTCTTGTTTTAGTTCCTTGGTCCAAACTATTTCTTCTGTTGTTATGTAGTCTAACAGTTTAACTAATAGATCAGGATTAATAAAATCTTTAAGAAAAAACAAATGAGGACAAGCTGTAGAATCTATTTTTGATAGTCGGTCTAAAGAGTAACTAGTACTGTCAGTGATTAATTTAAAATCCAACAGCATTATTCTGCACTCTTAAGACCTGCCAGCATGCTCTTTAATTTACTACTGTCTACCGTGGCATTGATCTTAGGGTGATCTTCTGCGGGACTTACACTGCTACCAGTTTTGATTTGGCTCAGAATGTTAGTAGTACCCGCACCACGCAGGCCACTTTCTTGTGCTTCTTCACCTGGGTCTGTGATGCGCATTGTATCAATGTCGTAGTCTAGGTCAATCTTTTGTCCTACACCAGTTGAACTACGTGACTTCATACACTGTATTTGATAACGTCCACGCTCACGCATAGCACGACTTGTAAAGATACCAAATACATTATCTGCTGTGTTAATTTTTGATAATCCACCAGCAATATGACTATGGTCAAATTCAATTTCCTCAACCGCACCGCGATTTAACTGTGACGCTGTAACAAATAGTACACCTAGTTCTTTAGCCAAGTTACGCAGTTCTTCTGACACATACTTGTCTTTAACAAACAAATCATTTGGGCTAACTTTTGCACTTACAGGCATGACTAAATCCAAATAGTCTACCATAACAAAGTCTACTTTGCGTCCTGTTTGGATTTGATACTCTTTTAAATATGCTCTAATGTCGTTAACGTTTGACTGTGCTGGGAAGCCTTTGATTTGATAGTTACCTGCTTTCTTACTAACCAACCGCACTTTCATTGTAGTTGTATCAATGTCTTTGCGAATATCTTTTGTGCCCATCCCAGTTAGCATAGCATCTGTTCTAAGTGCGCAAAGTTCTTCACTCAACTCCAGACTTACATACACACCACTTAGGCCTGCTTGTAACCAACTCAAAGCCAAGTTCATCATAACAAGTGATTTGCCTGATCCAGATCCACCAGCAAAGATGTTTAGTTCACCGCGACTAAATCCGCCATATAGCAGTCTATCAAGTTGTGGCCAACCTGTTGATACTTGACCGCCACTGTTATAATATTTTTCAATACGCTGTTTAGGATCTGCAAAGTAATCAGTACCCATGTCTTTAGTAAGACTAATCTGTACTGCATCTTTGATTAGTTTTTCTACAGGATTGTAGTCACCCTTTTCCAACATGTCTGCGGCTTTAAGAATAGCACGTTCAAGTTCTTGACGTTTAGTAAAGCCTTCAAACTCTGTCATAAACCAATTATAGTGGTCTTCTGTTAGATCTGGTACGTGTTTTAACTCTGTTCCTGTAACTGCCTTGACCTGCTCAATAGTAGGCAGAGTCTTGTGATTGTCACTGTGTTCTTTAATAAACTTAGCAACATCTTTAAGACTACGATCAAAGTTTTCTGGATTATAGATATTCTGCACACGCACATAGCTTTGTGCATCCTGCAACATCATTTCAATAAAAAGTTTTTGTAAATCTAGTGAATAGTCTTTTGTGCTCATAATATTAATTATACAGTTTCTTTTTCATTAATTCAATCTTGAGTTTGCTTGTTTCTTTGCTGTCTATGATAGTTTTCAACACAAACAACTTGCCATATTTTACCACTGCTTCATTTATATCCTTACATGTTTCTAACCACACTGGGAAACTAACACTCCATCCATACTCTATAGCATTGTTAATCATTTTAGCACCTGCCCGGTCACGATCAGCTACTACTATGACTTCCTTGCCCAGGCTTTCAATGATGTCTGCTTGAGTTTCATTACACTCATTGTTCAACACTGCTACACCATCTATGCTCATAGCATCAAATGGCCCTTCACAGACTATGACAAACTTGCTGTCTGGTTGTTGGGCGTTTGTATTAAACACAAAGTTAGGTTCATAATGACTGTAGTATTTTGGCTTAACGCCATCAACAAAAGCACGACTGGTATAGCCAATGGTTTTACCTTGCCAAACGCAAGGAATAATCACACGCTGATGTAGGCTGTGTTCTGTTGAATCAGTCCAATAAAATTCATATTTTTGTGTGTCAATTTTACGAGCAGTAACATAATCAACTGCTGAATTTAGTAATGGCGGAACATTACGTAAATCATCTAACAAGTGAAATGTAAGTAGTTGTTGGAAACTAATAGCACCTTCCGGTAAGTCACGATGTTTAAACTCAACTTTTTCTTCAGCTTCAGCTTTAACCTCTTCTGGTGCGACTAATTCACGGATACGTATTGCTTCAATAACCAATCGTTTAATGTTGGTGTCATCTGCACCCAACCATTTTAGTAACTTACGAAATTTGAATGTTAAATGTCTGCCTGGTTGATATGATGCTTTGAAGTTACAGTTAAAACAATGATAGCTGACTGATCCATCTGCGTTAGCAGTCAATCCACCACGGCCACGAGTATCTGCACTTTCGCCATTATGATGACAACAGGGCGCATTAAAGCTAGTCCACCCACTAGGAGTAGTTTTCTTCTTAGCTGGTAAGATTGATTTTATGAAGTCGCTTATGATATTCAGCATATACTATATTATACACTGATTTTTTGGTTAGATCAACCTATATTCCAAACCTTGAACGAACTGCTTGATAGTTTTGATTGATCTGTGTATTACCAAAGGCAGTGTTGTAAATACGGACAACACCCAATCCGCCACCCCAATAGTCACCAAGGTCCCAACGCCGCATCAACACAATACCAGCTTGTGAACTGGTAGATGAACCCGTGTAGCCAAGGGTGCTAACCTGCGTATTATTTACGAACAGTTTAACTGTTGTGCCATCATAGGTACCCACGATGTGATACCAAGCATTTGATGTCAATGAATAAGCTGGAGTAGCATGCCAGGTACCATCCCAGAATCCATTTTGTAAGCCACCAGAAACATCAACACCAAGGCTAAAGTTAATCCTACTAGTAACCCCAGGATATTGTTCTGTGAGTATACAAGGATCTGCTCCCGTGTTAGTGCCAGTGTAGTAGTGCCAGGTTTCTACAGTCCAGCGTGACAGATTACCAAAGCTCTGATTTGGGCTGTAAGCATATTGACTGCTGCCAGGCACAAAGTTTAGGTATCCACCATTGTTGCTGCTGAATGTAGGACTACCGCTTAGGGTAAATGATAAGCCGTTAGCAGTATCACGCCAAGTGGTGTTGCCAGAGAAACTTGATGTCAATCCAGCGTCTAGGTTTAACACAAGGTTGGCAGTGACATAAGGTAAACTATCAACTACGTAAGTGCCTTTGAGTGTTACACCCTGTATTATCATATCTGATCCTTAGAATGGTTTGGTTGAGCTCAATGTTACTGTACCAGTGACTGTTATGGTCTGTGTAGCACTTGTGTCCAATGTCACGTTACCACCTAGCATGAGATATTTGGTATTGGCTATAGCTGTGAGTTCTTGATTAGGCACTGAGATCGATGTCTGCGTAGGATCGTAGACATTACTGCCAACTACAATGCGAAGATTGGTCATAAGTCCTGGCCAACTTGCTCCATAATATGATCCAATCCAAGGACTAGCGGCAGCATAGTTCAGCGAGTTAGTCTGGGTAGCACCAGCTCTGGTAGCGGTACCACCAGCTGTGTTACCAAGGAATAATGCTTCAGTTGTGCCGTTCCTTGTCAAGGCAAAATAATACCACTTGTTAGCCGTCATAGTGGGCACTGTGTAGCTGAACTGACCACCACCACCGTATTTGTCTGTGGTAAATATCGTTGAACTAGAAACAATTAAAGTAAATCCATTTGTAGATGTAGCACCAACGATACCGTAGGCTGAAGTAAAGTTAGGTAGTTGGAACCATCCTTCAATGGTGTATGATCCTGCTCCAATAGTAACTCCAGGACTGAGTACCAATTGATTAGTACCACTAGCACCACCAGCGAAACTGAGGCTGCCTTGTAAACCAGCTGGTGGAAGGAAATTTAAACCTTGGATATTTACGCCATTAATATACATAATTTACCAGTCTATTCTCAATTGACGCACCCAGTTATTAGCTGTGCTACCACCAGTGTATGCTGCCACACCAAAGTTGTTGCCCGCCGGAGTCCACGAGCCAATATTCACAGCGCCTTGGTATGCTTCATTTAGGTACACTTCCATCATACGGTTACCGTTTTGTATCTTACGTATTTTCAATGTCAAGTTATAGAAACTTGTGTAAGAACTATTCCAAACAGTAATGCCGCTTGGATTATAAGTGCCACTGCCTTCTAATATAAATGGAATGTTAGTCTGTGTGCCGTTAACGTAAACTTCAAATTGATTTGCACTTGAGTAATAGTGGTTAAACACTGCAATGCCACCATTTGATGCATTTGCTCCAGGGTTGGATTGCGGTACCGCATTTGCACCAAAATAGATCCACTGTCCGTCAGCACCAGTACCATTGCCTGCACCTATGCTGGCTGTTATAACCATGTCATAGTTGTAGTTTACGCTACTACTGTTCCAGTTTATATACCCGTTCTGTGTAGTTGATGATGGAGTCAGCTTTAAACCATATGCTTGAGTGCTATCCCAAGCAGCGTTGCCGCCAATGGTACCACTTGGTGTAAATGCTGTTAATGCTGAAGTAGTGTTAGCCTGCCAAGTATCCCATAAGAAACGTGTTTGTGGGCCACTGCTGCCACCAGCTGTGATATTGCCAGTATATGTAGCTGTGGTACCATAGCTGTTACCATATTGTGTAGCAACTATACCACCAGCTGTAACATTACCAGTGTAGGTAGCTGTGGTACCTACACTATTACCAATAAAGTATCCAGTGCCACTTGTTGATATGCTGTTGTTCACAGTCAT